TTTTGCCGTCAAAGTTGCTGGTGGGATGATCGACGCTGCCGCGGCCAGCGAACCATTGAATGCTCACCCCCTGTATCTCGACACCGTGTTGCTCTCCCTCATAGGCAACCTGCCGACTGAGCACGACGCCGGTCACCACTAATTCGCCGCCAAGCTTGATCTCACATTCGTCGCCGGGCACGACCGGCGCGGCGGTCACGCGCTCGGCACAGCGGAATTTGAACTGATGAAAGCCGTCAGTCCAGTTGCACTGGACCCACACCGTTTCCCAGTCCTCGAAATTCTTGCTGCCAAAAGTCAGCGTGGCGACTTCTTTTGCGTCTGGCATGGCATCAATTCGACAGGGCGCGTCCGATGCGTGGGCAGAATGCCGGATGCACGATCTTGTTTTCCTTGATCAGATCGTCTGCTCGCCCAGCATCATGATAGAGACGATGCGCCACCACCAACGACGGCAACGGAAGATTGAATCCGTAATTGAGCATGCGCGGCAACGGACGCGCGGTTTCAATCAGGTAGAACGTGATCGATGCATGCAGCCCGATGGCCGCCTGATAGGTCAGCGAATCCATCTGGTCGGCAAGCGCTTCCTCGATTTTCTCAAAGCTGGCATTGATCATCGCCTTTGTGCGCTCGACATCTTCGCGGCTAACGAACTCGGTATCGATGATGATGTTGCTCTGCATGATCAGGGCAAGCAGGATCAGCGAATCCTTGATGGTGATCGCCCCGACCAACTGCGGAGAATAAGCATCTGCCGTCTCGCGCACTCGTTCCATTTGCTGCAAGTTGATCCCAGCCGCGACCGCAAGCTCGAAACACTCCAAGAGCGGCGGGCCGATGGTGTCGGTTTGCAGCAAACGCGGTGCCTGGACTCGAATGCTGTTCGCCGCCGTGCGCAAATCCGCGCCCTCGCGCCCGCGTGTCGGCGTCCATTGCAACAGCGCTGCCAGCACAGCGTCAACAATGGGCTCGGCCTCCAGCGCTTCCGGCTTGAACATCAGGCTGATCCGCTCATGCGCGTGAGCACGCGCGCCTGCGTCGCGCTCGACTGTTGCTGCACTTGCGACCGCGCCGAAATAGACGGCTTGAATGGCGCGGCACCGGCCTCGACAAAGGTGATATCGAAGACGCAATAGCCGCCCTTCGCTTCATCTTCGCGCAAGCTGTAGCGCGGGCACACAACCTGCAATGGTCGCATCGTCGGCAATTGCAGTTCGCCCGGCCCATCTTGATCGAGCCGTTGCTGTAGCGCGTCACGCTGCGGACGGTAATCCGGCTGCAAGGCGCTTTGAATGCAGTAAGCGCGCACCATGAATTCGGTGGCGCGACGACCCATGTCCTCGCTGTACGGGGTATCTTTTTTCGGAAATTGATGAACCACGATGCGGCGACCGCCCGAGCGCGCACCGGACTCGACGAAGAACTCGTTGCCGTCGAACGAGGCCGGAACCAGCGCGTCCCGCCAGGGGTTGTGGATGTCCTTGATCGACGCCATCGATCACGCCCCCACTGGCAAGGTTGGACCGAACTCGGCAGGCTCCATCTGCACCTGACGGTTGACCTCGGTTCGGCGAAACAGCCCGCCGCCTGCGGCCTTGACCGTGGTGCCAGCCGGGGCACGCACGTCCACACTGATGGTGCCGGTGCCGTTGACATTCACGTCGCGCGCGCGGTCGAGCAAAGCCGCGGTTTGCCAGCCCGGCGTCTGGCCGCGCTCTGCGCCGGTTGCCGAGCCTGCGCTGCCCATCCCGGCCAAGTCGATCGGCATGCCGCCTTCAAAGGCGCTCGGCGGGGCTTGCGCGAAGATGCGGGGGGGCGGCTCTGCTTCGCTCCGCTTCCCAAAGTTGAACAAGTCCAGATCGCCTTCACCGTAGGATGGGACTGGCGGCGCTGGAGAAGTCGGCACGATAATCGGTTGCGGCGGCGTTGGCGCAACGGTGATCTGTGGCGGTGCCGTTGCAGGCTGTGGCGGTGCCGTTGCAGCCGGTGGCTCTGATTGCTGTTGGTTTAATAGCTCCCGTGCACGCTGCAAGGCATCCGGTGTTGTCGGTGTTACAGCAGGAGCTTGGCGAGCCTCGAAATAGCGTTGAAACAACGTCGTAACGATACCCAGTGGCATCAATGGCAACGGCAATGCTGGCGTTATGTTCGGTAGACTTTGCACAGAGCGTGCCGCAGCGGCAGCCCGATTTGCTTCCTCTGCTGCCTCTTTCCGCTTCTGTTGTGCTGGCGTCAGAGGCGCTGTCTCAACCGACGGGACTGCTTCGGGCGCAACTCCCTCTGGCGGTGCCTCGATCAGCGGAGCACCGGGTGTCGTGCCCATCCTTGGCGCTGGCGGATGCAACCGCCGTTGCTCTTGCTGCCATTTCTCCAATTCTATGATGCGATTCTTTTCTGCCTCTTCCGCTGCTCGCTTGTCAGTAGCCGCCTTTCTAGAAGCGGCTTGTGTCCCAGGTAGACTTTCCGCTTCCGCTTCTTGCTGTAATTGAATCTGTAATTCCTTGTCGTACTTTTGCTGCTCCTGAAATTTCCGCATTTGCTCTTGCTGTATCGCCTCGCGCGATCCGGGCGGCGGCGGCGGCTTTGGCAGAACGCCCATATCCTGCAAAACTTTGTATCCAGCCTTGACATCGTCAACGAATTTTGCGGCGTCTTTCGCCAACCTAGCAAGCTCTCTGCCTACAAACGTATCTGCCGTTTCACCCCATTTAATCGTCGCCGCAATCAATTCATCCATCGAGCCGTCAGTCTTCCGCAATGATGTTTCCCAATTCATCAAATCCTTAAGCACAGCGCTACTATACGTATTCACTGACCCCACAGCCTTATTGATTCCAAGAAACTCCAGACCGATTGCCGTAAATGTTTTGTAAATGTTGCCAACCGTAATTTCCGAGCGATTCATCTGAAGTTCAAATTGCTCTGCCGCCCTTTTGCGATCCTCCATCAATTGTTTCTGTTGCGGAGTTGCTTCTGGCAATGGCCCCTTCGGATAGCGCCGCATGATTTCTTGCACGCCCAAGCGTGCATAGAATTTTTGCTCGGCCGCCGCTGCCGCGGCCTCGCTCTCGCCGCGCTCGATCCATAGTTTCCGCAGCCTGACACCAGCATCGTGCACTATATCCAGCCGCTCGTTCTCTTTGGCCGCGAGCATGCGGTTGCGAAAATCCATCATGAAGCCGGTCTGGTCACGATAGATCAAGTCCCTGTTCAACGCGCTACCGGCGCGGCCCAACTCGGCGACACGCTGATTGAAGTCCCCCAATTCCTTTGTAGCCGTCTCCTTCGGAACACCAGCCTCCATCAGGTGTTCGATACTTGACTGCAACTGCGCCGCGTCGGTGCCCATCGCATAGGCGTTGTCGTGGAGATTCACGATCTCTTTCGAATACGCCCTGACATCGAGCGCGCGCGACGCGAACGTCAGACCAAGATCAGTGATCCGACTGACGACACCGCCGACGACGCCGCTGACCACACCAATCGTGGTCGCCAGCCGACCCATCTCCTGCGCAGTTTCCTTGGCACCCTGCGCAGCCTCGCGTTGCTGGCGGCGTCCCCCAGCGCTAGTACCGGCAGCCCGTTGCTGACGCTGCGCAGCGTCGGACAGCCCGTTCAATTGCTCGCGCAATGCGCCAAGCTGCGCCGACGCCTGATCGTCCAGCGTTACGGTTAAGCGTAGTTCTTCGGTTTCTGCCACGTCTTATTCCCGGTCTCTTTCCGCATCTCGGCGCGCTTTCTCGCGCACCTCGATCAGTTCTAACGTATGGCTCACATGCATTCGCACTTCAGATAGCGGCAGATCGAGAAACACCTTCGGATGCTGATGAAAGTGCTCGGCAAGCCAATAGCAATTCAGCACGTCGGTGTTGTCATCGTCACCAGAGCCCCTGTTCCGCGAGAAAAAATTTGCGTAGCCGATACGCGCAGGAATTATAGTCCCGCGTGTCCATCGTCTTGAGGATTTGCTCGTGGATGCCGCACAGGCTCGCCATGATGCGGATCATTCTGGTGTCATCGATGACCGGATTGTAGATCAGCTTGTCATCTGCAAGGCTGGTGATCTCGATCCGGCACGGATTGCCGCCAGCGCGTATGATGTCGGCCGCCGTTGGTTCGCGAAAAGTCAATTCGTCCACCGTCTCGACCTTGGATTTCTGGATCGGCTTGTGCCTTAGCTGGATCACCAGTGGCCATGCATCAGGCAGCGGCTCTGGCAGCGGTTCTGGCGGCGGCGCCTCGACCGGCGACGGCTGTGCAGTTACCGGCTCGTCCTCGACGACGACGAAGCCTTCGCGCGCTGGTTTGTTCATGACACCTCCATCACAGAGTTAGCTCCTCGCAGAACATTCCTTCCCAACGGATGTTGAGTTGGCCGTCGCGGGTGTTCTCTTCGAAGTCACCCTTGCACGTCGCTTGGCTCAACGTGTACTGCCTGCCGTTGGCAAGCTGCGCGATCACAGTGACATCGACTTGATCGACCAAGTCATCGAGGCTCAATTCAGGCACCGCCGAAAAGTCCCCGGCGATGTACGGGACTCTCGGTAGCTCTTGGTAGCCGTGTACCGAGTCCTGGCCTGCGATCATTGTGCGCTCGACCACAGAGGGCGAGACAATCAGATTGCCTTTCAGAGCGTACTGGTTGCCGTTCACCATAACGAACGCAATACCGGCGATGCGTTGCGCCATCGTAAGTCTCCATCAGTTTGGGAAAGCCGCGTCTCCACGACGGGGCGAGTTCGATGGCCACTGCCACGGGGGCAATGGCCATCAGGGATAGCTTAGAAAGCCGTGGCGCTTTAGAAAGCACCAAGGCTACCGGCACCAACGATAGCGCCGCCAGCACCAGCGACACCGGACAGCCCGGTCACGCCGATGATCTCCACGTCGATACCACGATCATACTGGAGCCTAAACTGCGCCAATACCGCGAAGATACGTAACTGGTTTATCAAATCTGGGGGATAAAGCACGTTTAACCTATTGGGGTTATTCGGGTCTCTTTCCACCAGCAAGAACCGCTTGAAGTTACGGGTATCTTCGACCAGACCATTCCACTCGTCCATCCTGTATTCGGCGACAAGCTCTGCTTTAATTATGCCCGGCGTTACAATAGCTTGGCCGGGGCCGAATCTCGTCCCATCATTCGCTAGTTTGTGCCTCGGATAGCGCGACGTGATGGCGTGCCTTTGATTGCGTAGCAACTTAGCCAAGGTGGATAAGGTGGTAACTAATTCATAGGCATCATCGCCGTGTCCGTATAGGTTTAGCTGATAGGTAGTTT